ATACTTATCTGCCCTAGACTGCATCTTGGCAGCCTTCGCAGCCAGCTTCTTACTCGCCTCCTCCATTTGGGAGGGAGTAAGTTTTCGCTGAGGATTCTGTTTATTTTGTTTCTTCGAAGAATTCACTTCGAAGATTGGGGAACAATTCATACGTTTCAGCAGTCGCAGAAACGTCAGGCACGATGTTCCCATTTCGTACCGCATTTTGCATAAGCTCGCTATACCAATTTCTGGTTAGTGGAGCAGGCAAACCCTTTATAATCAAACACAAATCATTTCGAGCCTTTTCGAAATTCTGTCTCGCCCATTCAACAATCATAGGGTCGCCCCTTTGTTCCGCAATCTTTTCGTACCACTCTCTGTCCTTTATCCAGTAACACAGAGGAGGTACGTCATCAATTGCGGTCCACGAGAGCAACACTTTGTGTTGAGCATCGGCGGCCATCAAAGCGGTTAATGCGTAATTCTGCGCGTGACCGTTTGCATTTCGATTGGGGTCAGACATGAGATTCACATACTCTTTCTCGAGACCATCAACATGGTCAATATCAACAAAGTATTCGTGATACTTAGCGACCAAAGTACTCTTTCCAGTTCCGGGAGGGGCTACTACATAGCCGTTATGAATCACTCCCATCGCATGGTCAACTGCTCTCCAATCATCTGGTTCAGCAACCTGTTGACTCATTTGCTCTTGGAAATACTGAGCATTGGGAGGCATTATCCACCCCACTCTATCACCAAAGAAATGCCATTTCTTGGGAATCAATCCCAAATCTTTAGCAAATTCTTCAGGCGTATACTCTTTTATTCCCCTTGCGCGAGAAACTTCAAGTATTTCTTCAGTCACTTTCTGTACCATAGGGGGGTCATGATGTAGCTGCGAATCCTTCGCAACTATGATCCCCAAAGGCTCAAAATCTGGAATTAGGTTAGGAGTCAACAACAACTTATTCTCTCGTATAGCCGTTATCAAATTAGCCTTATTCCAAACGTTCATAGTTCCGACCGCCATTTCTGGCGTAACATCACGATGATTTCGTTTGAAAGACGGAATTATAAACTTATCAGGGTAGCGATTTTTAACTTGTTCATCCAAGTATCGTTTACCACTACGAACGATATAATAAGGTGCTTTAGGCAAATCAGCCATCATTCCTCTCATAAATTGGAATCGTTTTGACTTAATAGGCCTACCCCTTAAGAGTAGACAAGGCTCTTGAAGATTGGAATCCCAATACACGTCATAACTATTATTAAAATGTCGCGTAATCGTGTCAGGACCTCTAATTCCTTGCTCGGACTGCCACTGCAGCCCGTGCATGTTCTTCTGTAAGGAGTCTCTATAGAGCATTTTCGGCCATAAGCCTCCAAAATATAGCTCAAAGCACGACTCAACTCCAGGCAAGGAATTAATCAATTCAATAAGTTGAGGTTGAGTTTGGACCAGTGTGGTCTCTAAAACCATTTTCTTGGCATCCAGATAATACTTCACAGCCATTCCGAATACCTCAACTTCCTCGTCATTAGTTGACCACTTGAAAGGAAAAGCCTTCACCATACATGCATAAGCGGCCTGTAGGCTGTCCATAAAAGTGGAATTTTTCTTTTTCCTCCACTCTACAATTGCTCTTACTTTACCAACGGGCAATGCGGGCAAAAGAAGAACAGTGTTCTCCTCTCCATCCTTGTACTCAACTGCAATTGACCGATGTCCCATAAAGAACACGTCTGTGAAGTTTTTCGCTGGTTGATTGTCCTTTCGGTTGTATGAACAATTCCAACCAAATCGTCTATAGGTTTCTCGAACCATGGCTGCAGTAACCAAATGGCCGTCAATAGCAAGCGAGCGTAGCAGAGTATCATCTCCGCAAGCCTTAAGCTTTATTGCGCGCTTGAAGTCAGCAAAATTCCAATACTGCTCGGGCACGCTAAGTATATAAGTATATATCAATAAACGCGCTTGACCCATGCAATTGAAGATATAAGTCTCCAGTTTCCCGGAAGCAAATCCTCTTGAAACTTTCCAAAATTGGCCAAGTGGACCAAGCAACCATGAAGATTGATGACTGCTGTCGAAATGCAACAAAATTAATCGTTTATGTTCAGGCGTTTCGGCAAGCATCATCATCTGGATAGTATTCCAGTAGGTAAAGAACGGGTAACACAACTTGTCCCATTTCTCAACATCTTGATCATCAGGAATGATTGAAAAATTGTCAGAAATAAACTTGAACAAGTGATACCAACCCAGACGGAATATAGAAAATCCTCCAGTGAAGAAAGTATCCTTCATGGTCGTATCCAGTTTTTGAACCTTAAGCAAAAATGCTCCAAACAAACGTTTAGCTCGAATAGTCAATATCTTCGCGTCAGGGTTCATCAGTCTAGTCTTTTCATCGAGAACCTTAGAAATGTGTCGCATCTCATCCTTCGAAGCGCCCTTGACGCTCCAAGCAATAGGCGTTCCTGCGACAAGGCAATCCCAATCGAGATCACAAAGAAATGACAATAAGGGGTAATCACCCTCAATAAAATCTTTCAAATTCTTGTATAAAATCTCAAGACCAGGACCCATCGCCGTAGTGAAATCCATAGAGGAAATTCCTTTTCCATTTCCAAAAATTGCTTCTTCTTTGGATATTTGACCATAAGTCAGGTCATCTTGTTTCATCCAAAGATGCAAAATCATTTCAGCAGCGAGAATTTGCGTATCAGACAAATCACGCTCCCCAAAAAGTTTCGGAATAGACTCAGGAGGTCCTCCTCTCATTGCCTCGGTTTGCTTCTTAAAAGCTCGTATAGTTTGCACCGCAGGCAAATAATCGGATCTTTTGACATATTTGCTTTGCTGTTGCGCATCTTGTGCACACCATCTTCCAAACAATTCGTCTTGAGTCAAGGACGAGCGCAAATGATTAGCATCAGTCACGCATTCGACCCAAGGAGCGGGTTTCTCACCCTTAAAATCTTTTAACAATACGGTCTGCATAACAGACGTTTCTAACGGGTTAGGAACTGCATCTGGCAAAAGTCTAGTGGCGGATTCAAGAAACTCGGCGACCTTCCATTCGTTTTTGACGGGAACGCCATTTTCAATAGCCCAAGCATAAATCTCTTCAGCTCGGAAAGCCTGTTGGGGCTTTTTCCAGTCAACGATGGTCATGTCTCTAAAGGCATCGTACCAACGAGTACTCTTGATCCACACAAACTCTGGCTTTAAACCAGGAAGTGGCATCCAGGCAAGCAAAAACTTCCCATGCTTCACTGCAATGAGATAAGCCTTTTGGTGATAATCTCTCCAGAAATCTACATCGCACTCAAAGGACATCTCGTCGCGTGACACGTGAGGCAATCCAGGAACATTATCAATGTCCATGAACCAATCAGGATTCGTCTTGGCCAACACACTTTTTCCAGTAAATGGAGGCGCAAGTATATAGCCAGGAACGAAATTGCGTTCATGTGCTAATGAGCTTTGCGGTTTCACGCATTTCATACTCATGCCAAAAGCGTCATAAACGACATAAGGGTTTATAACTTCCACCCCAAAAGAAGGAAGCTCAATACCCTGTCGCCTGAAAGGTCCGAGTTTGGCAAACTCTTGTAACTGCGCAATGATTGGAATAGTAAACGCAAAACCTTGACACATCGTGGTTCCAGCAATAGCACCGTAATGGCAACCATATACGATTCTGCTAGAATCTCGACTGGTAATTGCGCTCATACACATTCCAAATTGATTGTCGGACATATAATGTATAACATCATCAGTTCGATAAACATACGTCCGAAAGACCAAATTGCGAGAATCGTTATCTCGAGTGAGAACAGTGCACCATGTATACTCATGTTGTGGCATCTCCGCAGGTTCGAACTCGGGCATACTAGACAGGTGTGCAGGTCGATGTATAGCAATTCCATCCTCATGAAATTTCAACATCTGTTTGGGATCATGTGGGTCCCACTCGACCCATCCCCCAACATTATAGTTGTTGCTGACATACATCATACATCTCTTTTTCTCAGGTATGTAACACCACTCAAGAAAGTGGTAATTTAAAAGCAACAGACCATTAACACCAATGCAATGAGCAAGAATTTTTCCAGGCTCACTTCCGACGTCCAACACTCTATCGGCCCACTTCGCAGAGGGCAGAGTTTGAGGAACAATTCCATTTCTAGGCTTAATAGCCTCCAACTTCTCTTCAATCTTACGATAAAGAGGAGAAGGCTCAAGCTTCGAAAAGGTTGGAACTTCAGGAGCAACCGTCTCGGACAATTTTCTAGCAGCGTCAAATATCTCAAGTACTTCTCTACCAAATTGTTCATTATCACGAATCTCAGGATCTTGCATTGCTTGAGCAACTAGACTACAAACCTGAACGTGCATATTTCCTTCGGCAATAGGAATACCGAGCTTCTGACCATATTCCAGCAAGGAGCTTTCCAACTCTTTAACCGTATCAGACCACTCAACAGTTCTAGACTGCCGATAAACCGTAGTCGCTTGCGAATTGGCAACAAGCACAAGCTCCGAGAGCTGTTTTTGTGCTTCCTGCATTTTCTTGCATTGCGGGATCACCACTTCTGTTTGGGGATAGTATTGTTTACTTTGTTCAAACCTAACTTTCTTCCCATAATCATTAGTGGCGTCCTTCCTTTTCTTTTGCGCTTCTAAAGCCTTCTTTTCCTGAGCCAACTTCTTATGGGCTATCTCGAGCTGCTTTCGCTTTTGCTCGTAAGCCTCTTCACGTTGCTTATAATCGGAAGGCCTAGACACAAAGTACTCATTTTTCAGATCCTGCATTTCCTTCATATGAGTTTTCATCATTGGATTTTGCGGCAGAATCTTCATTTGAGCCATAGACTGTCTGGCAATACCTTTCACTGTGATCTTATCATCCGCGGTAGGAATAAATTCAATTGTAGCCTCAATAGGCACATTTCTTCCAATCCCTTTTTGACCACGGGTGAGAATCCAGATCTTCTGGGAAGTTCGCTCACCAGGAGCGTTTTCTGCAACCCAGTCTTTCAACTGATTCGGATTACGAATCTCAGTCGAAACGGAACCAGGCTCCAGAGACTTCCATATACGAACGATATCGTGATTGGGATCGAGCTCTTGTTTCATCTTGCTTACTGTCGACGGATCAAAAGCATAGGAAGTAATCACGGCGGATATTCCTTGCTTCTCAACCTTTGCGACTTCAGCATGCACTCTACAAGCGCCGTCTCCGACTTCTCGCCATTGAATCCTAGGATCTCTAGCGATAAAGCAAATTGACATCAATTCTTCAGGCATTACTGCGATCATAGCTTTGACTTCAGATTCAGCGCCATGACGTTTAGCCCATTCCCAAATCTCTTGCGAGATAGCTCTAGAGGGTATGGTAACCGAACCATTGTCTTTTTGCTGCTCACGTTGCTCAATAGATTGTCTAGCTACAGGCGCGACAAAGAATTCCATGCGCTTTGATTGCTTAATCAACTTTTTATTCTTTTTCCGCAAAAAAGTCGCACGAACATTATTGCCCGCTTTAGCAGCCTTCGCTCTGAAGTAATCGATTTTCTTCATGGCTTGCCGCACACTAAGAAGTAGCAGTACAACCAAGATGAAAAAGATCACTAATGACGCAAGAATCCAATAACGATACCTTGAGAAGAAATCAGAACATTCTCTACAGGTTGTTCGTAGCTTCAATCCAACATTTTGCGCTATTTCTTTAATGCGCCGTTGATGTGAATTGGTTACTACCGAATCCTTGTCAGCTTGCAAAATGGAGAGAGCTCCAGAAGCACGAGACTTGGCGGAGTCAAAAAGGTCCTTAAACCCTTGATTCTCAAAGACTCCATCCCCGTCGAGAGGAGGTCCCCTCATAATTCGATATGGGGTACCATTAGCCTCGCAATCTTCAATATAACCTTGTAACTCAGACTGAGTCATTGTAGTATAATCGAGATAAACAATTCCATCGTCCTCAGTCGAAGACGCATCATCTTTTGGGGCTTCCTCTTCATCGCCAGATCCAACGCCAGCACCATTATCAGGAGGCACAACTCTTTCTTCTTTCTTATAATCAGTCTTTCGATTAAGATCATTATAGAAATCATTGTCCGTAGCAAATTGCTCTGCTAGAACCCTCCTGTTTTCCGCGCTTGCATTTCGAATGGCACGTTGCCCTTCCGATCGTTCATTTGCCATAGATATAGAATGCTCAGTTCTACGTCGCTCTAGATCTAGCCGATCTTCAGCAATTTGAAGATTACGTTCCTTATGATTCATTTCACGATCTTTATCAATCATTCGTCTAGCAAAATCATAAGTCCCACCAGTGACAACATTCGCAAAAACGCTATCTTCGTAACTCGACTCAACAACGGAGTCCATCCGAGAAGATATCCACATGGTTCCGTTCCAAAACGAATGCGCAACGGGCGTGGCAAATCGACAAACTCTTTCACCAGGGGTGCGAGTAATCACCATATGTAACGGGCTTCCAGGCTTTCCCATGAAAGGATCATGTTCGAACCTGTCGACATCTTCTTCAAAGATGACAAAAAACTTTATATCAGAAACCCTAAACATACGCAACTTCTGCACTGTGCTACACGCTGGTTTCGCATACTGTGCCAAATGAGCCGCGACGTCATAGCGTTGCATGTCGACATTATCAGGATCCCATAATCTCTCACGACAAGCGTTTCGAAACGCTTGATTTGTGACTATATAGAGTCCTCTAGTCTTTGACATAATCTTATCAAGAGTAGTATCTCTGTCAACAGAACACCACAACCACATACCTTGCTTAGGCTGACCTAACTTGGAAATGTATCGCATGCCGTTCAATTTTTGGCTAATCAACAAGTCGGAATCTTTCACAGTCCAATATTCGTGAACATTTCTTAACATAACCATGAAATCCGCACCGTTCTTGATCGAAAAGGCTAAAGTTGAAAAATTTTTAGCCACGTCAAGAACGACAGTAGGTGACTCGAGGACATAACCCCAGCCAACGCTAATACCATTACCGACAGTTCCGGAACATGATTCAAAAAAACTTGTAATCGATTCTCTAAACCCCTGCTCCTGAAACACATCGTCAGTTTGTTTAACGACATCCCCCTTCTTGCGCTTATTTCTAAAATATTCTGCGCCTTTCGTGGCGTATCGCACAAGCGCATCTAGTAAGAATGTCCAAAGTCGGCCGATCTGCAGTATCACGAAGATGCATAGGATCAGCCCGAACGCGAAAAAACCAAACCTAGTCTTTCGACCAAGGTTGGTATTCCAAAAAGCCATAAACCACCAAAGGACTATTGTTACAGCCAAAAAGATTGCAACGCCAGTCGCTGTCAAGGTGATAGCGAAAAACGGTATCCCAAACAATGGAATGGCAGCAGAGCCGATCAAGGCACTGTAAACAGAAATATAGGCCATCATGGGAGTAACACCTCCAACAAGATAACCAATTCCTTTACAAAACTGCCAAAAGAAGAACCAAAAATAAGAATTCTTAATAGCCCAACCCCATCGTCTATACCACGGATGTCTAAATGCTTGATTTCTTCCCTGTGGTAATATAGGCGTAACAGGCGGAACTTGTCTTCTTCTTCGTCTCCAATTCAATGGGTTCCATCGTTCCCAGCGAGACTGCGGAAGAATAGTGTCCTCAAAAAAACAATCCATTGCCTCTCGGCAAGTCGGAACGTCAGACATATATTCAACTTCATCCGCAGCTGTTTCGGGGATATAAACATTTTCTCCCTGAAATCTCATAAAAGCTGGGTTTTCATCACGAAATTTCGCCATTAGAGTATTAAATTCCTTGTTATTATTATTACGGTACTCCAACTTGGCTTCAGTCATCGCGCACCTAAAAGCAACCATGGGAAAAGCCGCTAGACAAAACACCACTGATTGCACACTAGTTTGCGCGCTGATCTCTTCAGGATATCGAAGATTGAGGAAAAACTTTCTAGGGCTTATCCCCTCTTCGAAGGTTGGATCGGTCGCACCTTCACAAAGTATAACCGGTTCTCTCCATAAGTCGAATAATGTCTCCACTTGGGGAGTATCCGTAATTCGATCGTTCTTAAATGCCAACAAAATAGTTGTCAGACATTCAATCACTCTTACGGTCACCGGTCCATACTTAATAGGTACTGACAGATAACAGAATGCCCCGTCTTTTACTCTACTTTCGAAGACGGGGAGTTTTGAAAGCAATTCGCCTGCCAGTCGCATGACTGTATTCGGCAAAATGCTATGTGCATACAAGAGCTCCGCGAATTGGCGTGAAATTTCCAGAGGAAATCTGAGCTCTTGGTCTTCAGCGAATGAACGCGGAAGATCATCATTTAGTTTGATGTCCGAAGAATTTTTCTTTGTTTCTCTAACTGTCTGCATGACATTTCAAACTTGGGGCATATTGGATCACACAACCCCACTCAAATGAGCAACATCCTGCCTTGATTGTGCCAGCTAACCCATGAT